CCAAGACCAGGCTTTGCAGCATCAAATGCCGCAGCAGCCTGTCGATACGTATCTTCACTAATGCCCTGGGTGGCAATTAGCGCACGCCTCTGCTCTGGGTCTGAAGGGTCAAAGTCAAGGTTGATGCCTCTTCCTTCTGGCGTAAGCTTAGAATAGTCCTTATCTGGAGCCACTTTTCCTTGTGCTCCAAGACCATCCTTGCTAACTACAAAGCCCTCTCCGCTTCGCTCAATGGTTGGTGCGTCGATTACGTAGCCCTTCGTATCAATCACCTTGACCTTGTCTCCTGGAAGTTCATACCGATAAGCAACAACTGCGCCGTTGCTGTCCTTTACTTCAACACCGCGAACAGAGATAGTTCTTGCAATGACTTTTCCACCGACTTCAATAAACTCAACGTATTGATAGGATCCCTTTGACAGCCCTGCCGCCTGGACACCATCATAGGTGTATCCCTTGGTGACAGGATCGTAAACAAGAACGGCGGCGCCAGTCTGCAAATTAATTGCTTCTTGTTCTATGGTGGCAAAGTTAGACCAGTCTTGGTCGGCCCTTTCGTCAAGGTATCCGCTAATTGTTCGAGTTTCAGCAGAAGACGATCCAAAGGCAGCCTGTTGTTCTGCAAGCAAAAAGGGAATTTGTTCCTCTGTCCAACCATTAAGCGGAACAGATCCATAGATAGATTTTTCAAGTTGAAGACCAGTTTCCAGTCCTGCAACATACTTCTTCCACTCGTTGTTGTAGTAGGCAAGAAGAGTTTTGTCTCCCATTGCCGAGCTTTTATCTGCCAGCCATTTTGTTGATGCAAGCGCAAAATCGTCAAGCGCAGAAAGGCTTCCGTTTGTGTTTGCTGCGCCCTTCCACTTGTCAATATCCTTGTTCGCAATCTGGGCTTCGTAAAGGCCGTCCCTTAGCGCTTTATCAAGCCAAACTCTTCCTTCGTCCCCGCTCTCAATTCCAAGACGAGTCAGTGCAGGATTGGTATACCCTGGGTTATTGTCCATATAGTCAAACAACGATGCGAGAACCTCAGGGTTTTTTGCCATAGCCCCTAGGGTGTCAAATTCACCGGAACCAGCAATGTCTTCAAACCCTGAAACTCCCACGTCAATACCAAGTTCGGCAACCGAAAGATACAGTGAGTCAAGGTTTTTTGTTAACTTGGAAAGCCTAGTTTCTGCTGCTGCACCCCTACCGCCACCAAGGCTTTCTTGGAAATTCTTAATGGTTGCACCAACGGTGTCAAATAGCCCACCAGTTTCTGGAACTCCAGCGGAAACCATACTGCTTCTAAATTCTTTTGCCCACTTAATATACTGAGCTTCAGACATCGTTCCGCCGTCAACTCTATCTTTGTACTGTTTGCTCAACGCGTTCCACTCAAATGTATAGGAGTCTACTAGGGTTCTTGCCCTAATTGGGTCACCTTCTGGGATAGAACTAATGACGGAATTAGAAAGAGATCTAAACTCCTCTTGAGTAATAAATCCTGCAACCAAGTCCTGCCCACGATAGTTAATGTACTTTGATGCAGCAACATTCTTTTCTTGGGCGTACTTGTCAAGGGCGTCCTGATTGGTTGAGCTTGTTGCCCTTCCGTTCAAGAACCCCATAAGCTGCTCGTAGTTTTCGCCAAAGCCAGTCTCGAAATCAGCAATCAAATCTTTGTACTCTTCGTCAATGTCAAAGTTTGTTGCGGCATCAATCTTCTGAAGAAGCGCCTGATACTCCAACGAGTTCTCTTCAAAACCACCGAGGTCGGCAAGTTCCTTGTAGAAGTCAATGACGTCGCTCAACGTCGGAACGCTGCCGTATAGTGCGGTCCCACCGTAAAACGAATCAAGCAGGATCCGCTCCTCCGCAGCCTTCTGCTCACGGATGAGTTGCTGAATCAACGATGAAAGATTGGATGAGCCTGCCTCGGCCCTACCGAAACGTCCGCGTCGTGCCATTAGGCTTGTACCTCATCGGTTCCCGTCGGGGCTGGGAGAAGGTTTTCCTCACCCGGCGCCGCCGCATTAGCAGCCGTCGCCTCAGGCGGCAACTGCGCTTGGTTCTCTGGTTGGTTGAGTGACTGGCTTCCTGGGACGCCAGACTGCGACATTCGCTGGGCGTTGAGCGCCTGCTCCTGTGACATCATCTGGGCCTGTTGCTGCATCTGCTGCTGACCCATCTGCATCTGCTGCATCTGCCCAATGACCTGAGTCATCGTGGCAACAGCCGCAGGGTTGAGGGTTGCATCGGTCTGCTCGTCTCGGATGAGTTCCTTCTCGCCAATCGGATCTTCCACGCCCACGCGATCCATCGCACGCTCGGCGCTCCAGATGCGGTTCTGTACGAGGTTGATCGCGGTGCTGGCAAGTTCCAGCGTGTCTCGTGGCGTGAGTTCTGGGGCGACAATCTCAATGCGGTATTCACCAGCAATGATTGACTTGACCGCAGGATCCTTCGCCTCCCACACGCGGGCGCACATCTCCCAGACCTTCTTCATCCACGAGTAGAACACCTTGCGCTTTGGCGCGAGGCGGGACTCGTAGTTGGCGATAAGCGCGGCGATGGCGCGGGACGAACCCAGCACCTGCGCGGGCGCGAGACCAAGGAGCAAGTCGTTGAGTCCAGTCGCCACGGTCAACTCTCGGTCGATGCGGGCAACGTAGGCTTCAATCTGGAACTGTGGAATGAACGGCTGGATGGCACGGAGTTCGTTGCCTGGACCAGGCGTTGCGACACGACCCGGCTTTGGCAGCGCGTTTGGTGGCACCTCGTCAGGAGCCTCGGCTCCGACCAACTGCCACATCTGACCACCGACGATGGACTGGATCATCTGCGCCATCGCAGTGATGCGCTCGTCCTTCTCGCGGAGGAGCTGCTCAGGATCGTAGAGCGCAGGCTTGCCGTATGGGCTGCCTGGGATCTTCCCGTTCGGGAGGTGGATGTACGGGATCTGTCCTGCGTACTCAGGGTGCGCGTCATTCTTGACGAGCGTGTTGCCCACGTAAATAGCATTGTACACCAGCGGCGCCTTGCCTGGACCCTTTGGCACCTTGTACCAGTAGTCGTAGACTTCCACCTGCATCTGCTCGTAGGCAGTCTCGCGGCGGAGCGGGTTGCGCTCAAAGGCGTTCGCCCACACGTTGCCGATTGGGTCAGCGTGGCTGCCACGGCTCGTGTATGGGAACCACTTCTCTCCCTGCTTGACAGGGATCACGTTGACGCCGTAGTCCTCTTGGATGGACTGTGGCGACATTCCGTAGGTGTAGAGCGCCCAGTCTAGGCGGTTGTAGTCGCTGTTGCCGAAGCCGAGGTAAAGGTTCTCAGGTCGCTCAATGATGGAGACCTTCGGCAGCTTCTCGACTGGATCCCAGTAGACCTTGGCGGCGGTGTGGCCGTACAACTCCTTAAGGAGTGCAGCCTGCTCGTGCAGAAGGTCCATCTCGTTAGCGTCCCACCAACGGAAGTAGAGCCGCTCGCGTAGGGCGGCGGCTTCACGCTCTTCCTGTGTGCTTCCAGTTGGGACGTAGTTGATGACTGGTCGCACCGCCTGAATCGCCGCAGGGATCTGGACGTAGGCGTGGTGGATGTTGACGGAGACGTGGGCGCGACCAGCGAGGCGGGCGCTTGGATCTTCCGACCAGTGGTCTGCACCACCGAGCGTCATCGTCTCTGGGTGATAGAGGTTGTCCATTCGGCGGAACAGCGCCTTGAGGCGGTTCTGCTCTGGATCGACCAACTGCTTGCGACCAAGGATCTCTTGGAGCAAGGTGTAGTCGTCGTTCTGCTTTGGATCAAGTTCTTGCGCAACCAGCGAGGACTCCAGCATCTTCAACGATGCGGCTTCGCTTGGCGACAACTTCTCTACGTTCGGCTGGATGCGGAGGGTTCCAGAACCACCACGTAGACCAGCAGAGAAACCCCCAGGGGCGCGTCGGCTGCCCTTGGAGGTGGCGTTCATTGCAACAGGGGCATTCGCCACTGGTGCGGTTCGTGGGAGCGGGGAGTTAGAAGCTCCGGCGGGTAGGCGGAGGGAGCCGCCGCCGGAGCTATTGATCTTCGTCGGTGATGTGGCGAGTGGGGCGACACGATCAAGTCGGTCGCGGATGACAGCGCCCTTCTGAAGTCGTCGCGCTTTGTCAATGGCCTTGCCAATGGCAGCAATCTGTTCTGGCTTTGCGACCTCTGGGTCAGTCGTGTACTGACCAGGTACGCCTCGCGTATCCTGGAACACTGCTGGGATCTTACGGACCTTAGCCATTAATCACTCACTCCAAAATAGGTGAAGGTGGGATTCTCCACGCCCTTCTCAGGATTACGCAGCGCGTGTCGCACGGCGATTGCTAGTGCCATCACGGCGTCTTGTTCAAGTTTCTTATCGTCAAGTCGATAGATGAGGAGTTGCCGCTTCAGCTCGTCCCAAGGACCACCAATGGGGAACTCGACTTGACCTTTGTCAATCACGGCCTTCAAGTCGTTCAGGAGTTCCACCTTCTTCGCCTTGGTGCCACCGAAGTCAAAGCCTCGGAGCGGGCGGATCATTGAGAACTCCTGCTGGAAGAGCCTGCCACCGAGACCAGTAGAGTCCACGATGGTGGTGCAGAAGGCGCCGTCTTGGCTGTAGAGGAGGTGTCCCTCTCTCACCATATTAACAACTGCGGAGATACTCTGCTTGCCGCTGCGCTTTCGGATGCGCACGCCACGGATCTTCCTGCGGTCGGTGATGTCCAGTGTGATCGCCCAGGTCGCGTCGTGCGAGATTCCTGGGTCTACGCCCTGCACATAGCGGTGATTCCGCTCTGGTGAGATCTCTGCGTCTAGCGTCTTGTAGGACGCGAGGATGGATTGGCTCCAGAAGAAGGCGTCTCGCGCCTCGATGAAGTATCCATCAATGTTCTGTGGGATGAGGTAGGGAGCCTGCTGGCGTACCACATCGTCAAAGTTCTCCTGCGTCAACCCGTATCC